CGGGTATTATCCCGATGGAACCCCGGTTGAGTTAGGGCAAGATAATGGCTGATGTATTCGAGCGCGACCGCCAAGAAGCTGCCTATGCTCGTTCAGTGGCGCGGGAGTTTGGCCGGTTCCGCAAAGAGATTGTAGAAATTATTCCAGAGTTGCCAGCGGGTGCGACCACGATACCACCGGCGCTATGGGAGAAGCATAAGGACAAACTTCTTGAGGTCCTGGTTCCGCTCTTGTCTGCCACGTTCATGACGCAATCGGAAACATTTATGGATGACTTCGCTTTTTTAGGTGTTGATTTCGCCCTGGTGAACGAAGCCGCGGCGGAGTGGTCACGGCGTTATGGGTTTGAACTCGTTTCAGGTCTGAATAATACCAGTCGCAGGTCATTACAGCGGATCATACCGAATTATTTTGAAGAAGAACAAACCATTGGTGAGTTGAACGCAGCCCTAACCCCAACATTCGGGCCGAAGCGCGCCGAAATGATAGCCGTGACAGAAGTCACCAGGGCGGCGGCGGAGGGCGAGCGCGAAACGGTTGGGGAGTTGGAGCGGCAGGGTTTCAAAATGCAACCCGTTTGGCAAACGAATGAAGATGAGTTGGTTTGTCCAATTTGTGGGCCGCGCAACGATAAACCCATACAGGCAGGCAACGAGACAAACGGAGAATACCCCCCAGCTCATCCCCGCTGCCGGTGCTGGGTCAATCATGAACTATTGAGCGAAAGCGGGCAACCCGTAACCGATCAGGAAGAATTAGCAAATGGCTAAAATAATCGGTGAACGCGAATTACAGCGTAAACTTAGACGGTTGGGCAATTTCAAAACGGAATTGGCCCCGACTATCAAAGATATGGGCGTTCACGTAAAAGGCAAGATTGCAAAATACCCACCATCTAGCGAAGCAAATGCCCCCGCTGGCGTTGGTAAATCCTGGTATGAGCGCGGTTACGGTACACGCTGGCTTCGCCGTGATGGGTCTATTGGTGGCCGTAAAACTTCAGAGACATTGGGCCGCAAATGGACATCCCGCACGCGCAACGGCGGATTAACGGCGGTTGTCGGAAATAATGTATCATATGGCCCATTCGTGCAGGGTTCAGAACAGGCAGACTTCCACAAGCGGCGCGGATGGAAAACAACCGATGATGTTGCAGCCGAAGAAAATGAATTTGTGTTACGAAAGATACAAAAGAAAGTTGATCAGATTTTAGCGAGCAAATAAAATGAACCTATCACCCGAAGAATATCGCCAATTGAAACGGTCGCTTGACCAAATGCGGCGCGGTGCCATGCAAATGGCGAAAGCCTGCGAGAATCTAACGGCATGGCTAAATATGTGCTATAATGTGGATAGTGATCTTGAAGAAAATTTAGAAATTAATCAAAGGTCAATGGACATCGCAGGATTAGCGTAAACTAAATTAAGGCCGCTCGAAAGACCCGCCGACAATAAAACAAGAACCGCCCGACTAGGCCCGTTCCGATCTGGAACGGGCTTTTTTGTTATGAGCAATCACCTAAAAATTAGAGAATACTCCGACGATACACTGAGAGTTGCTAACTATCTGGCACTCTTTGGCGGGCAGGATTTGCACGCAGAATACTTTACGCAAGATACTCAATTCGAAAGCAACTACACCCGCAACAATTTACTAGCGGTCGATTGGGAACACGGCGTAGATTTTGACACCGAAAGCCCGCAGCGTGACGACATTCTAGGCTATGTTGACTGGCGAACCGCTAAAGTTGATGACCGCGGCTTATGGGTTGAGCGTGTGCTATCCCGCCGTAATGAGTATATGCAATTTATCGAACCGCTAATTGAAGAAGGCCTGGTAGGGACATCCAGCGAGGCCGTTGGTGCTAAAGTGAAACGCAAAGCTAACGGCGAAATCCAGGTGTGGCCGCTTAAACGTGATGCCCTAACCGTAACCCCAGCAGAACCGCGCATGATAAGCGATAACGCCATCACCGCGATAAAAGCATTATCCAAAACGTTTCCAAATCTAAAGGCGTTGCTAGAGGATGGTGAAGCCATCGACGCGAACGCGAACGAAGAAGAACCGGGACCGGATACCGAAAACAAACCAAATCAGGAGAATGAAAAAATGACTGATCAATTATCCCCCGAATTGGTTGCCGCAGTTGCTAAAGCAATTCAGAAAGACGAAGCGCCTGAGGTGCCCGAAGTGGACTCGCAGACGAAGCACCTTTCTGAACAAATTGAGCAAATCACCCAACTTTTGCAGAACTCCGCAAAGGCCAAAGACGTTGGTTATGTGGCCCCCGATTCAGAAGATGACAATCCCGAAGTGAAATCATTCGGTGATTGGCTAATTGCCGTTCGTAACGGCAACGTAAACCGCCTTCGCTCCGTTTATGGAACCAAGAACTATCGCGAAGATGGCGAATATCAAAAAGCTGCCCTAGCTGAACAGACCGGCCCCACCGGTGGCTATTTAGTGCCCAAAGATTTTGGTGATTTGATCATTGGCATGGTTGAGGACTTCTCAGTCTTGCGCCGTGCTGGTGCGACCATCGTCAACATGGTTGGCAAATCCCGCGAAGTTCCGGTGTTGGACATCGAAACCGCCCCCAGCGCTGGTGATACCAGTTTTGCCGGTGGCGTGATTGCGTACTACACCAGCGAAGCGGGAGCGATTACCGAAAGCGAACCCCGGTTCCGCATGATTGAGTTGACCGCCCGCAAGCTGGCCGCCCTCTCGTTGGCTTCTAGCGAAGTGCGCGAAGATGCTGCCGAAAGCGTTGATGGTTTACTCGCCACCATGTTCGCCCGTGCTTTCTCTGCGAAAGAGAATTACAACTTCTTCCGCGGTGACGGCGCAGGTAAGCCGCTGGGTATCTTGAACTCTGGCGCGCTGGCGAGCGTTTCCCGCTCCGCCGCTTCCGCCGTGGCCCTGGCCGATGTTGCCGGGATGTATGCCAAGATGATGCCCGAATCATTGAACGCTGGCCGCTGTGCCTGGTTCATGAATAACACTGCATTTGCGAAGGTTATTCAGTTGGTTAGTAACCCGCTTTCATGGATGGAAAATCTTCGAGTTGGCACCCCTTCGACCTTGATGGGTTTCCCCGTGTACGTGACTGGCGCTCTACCAGAACTGAACACCGCTGGCGACATTTTGCTGGTTGATCCTTCTTACTACCTGGCGGGTATTCGCCGGGATCTTGAGATCGGATTCAGCGAGCATTACAAATTCGCCAATGACCAATTAGCATGGCGCGCAACCTACCGCCACGATGGGCAGCCCTGGATTGACAACTCAATCACTCTCGAAAATGCCGCGACCACCGTCAGCCCGTTCGTTGCTCTGGCCGCAGGATAAAGGAGATAAATAATGGCTGAACACTTACTTTCTAATCGTTTACCGATTGTAGCCACCATCGACCCCGATGCCTACACCACGGGCGCACAGTTGTCCGATGCCATTGCAATGGCCGACCACCGGCGTTTGCAGTGTATCGTATTGGGTGGCGTGATTGCCAGTTCTGGCACCCTGGATTTCAAACTTCAGGAAGCCACGGGCGCAACTGGAACCTACTCTGATATTTCTGGTAAATCCATCACGCAATGGACGACCGCGAACAACAATAACCAGGCAGTAATCAACTTGTCGGTTGATGAGTTGGGCGCAGGTAAAACGCATGTCAAAATGTCGCTAACCCTGACTACCGCGGGCGGTGATCAGGCCGCGATTGCGATTGCTGGCGAATCCCGGTTTAGCGATGCCGTCAATACCACCGCCTTTGGTGATCTGGCGAGCGTGGCCCAAATCGTAGCTTAATAACTAACAGGGGGTGACATCTGTCACCCCCTCCAATCTCATGGCCTATTGCAGCGTTACGGACGTTAAACAATATCTGGGTACTTCTGGAACCGGCGATAATGAGTTAATCGAAACGTTGATAAACTCCGCTCAATCCGACATTGACGAGTTCACACAGCGGACCTTCGAAGCCAGTACCAACACAACCCGCTATTTTGACGCGGTGCGTGATACTGACGGTTTATGGTTGTTTCTCGATGAAGATTTAGTATCAATCAACACTATCACCAATAACGCCGATGCTGCCAGCCCAGAAATGATCAGCGCAAGCGAATACATCACAAACCCGCGTAATCAAACGCCCTATTTTGCTATAAAGCTGCTTTCGAGTAGTGATAAGTATTGGGATTACACCGATGATAGCGAAATGGGAATTGAGATCAGCGGAAAATGGGCCTACAGCGAAACCGCGCCGAATGACATCAAGCAGGCGTGTATCAGATTGGCGGCTTTTATGTATCGCCAGAAGGATGCCCAAGTTTTTGACGTTACCGCCATCCCCGATGCTGGCGTGATCACGATCCCTGTTGGTATACCCGCAGACGTAGCAATTATGTTGCGGCCCTACCGAAAGATCATTTAACAATGCCGAAATATAAAGTTAATCATGTTATCGTCCACAAAATGGAAGTGTACCGCCCTGGTGATACCGTTGAAATGGATCAGCGTGACGCGCACGTCTACGAAATGACCGGACGCATTTCGCAAGTCAAACGCGGGCGACCGAAGGCCAAGAAACGTGGCAAGCAACCAACCAACTAACGCCCAGGTTGTTGCAGCGGTCCAGGGTTTAGACATTGACGGCGTACGTCGTCATTATGACGAACCGCCCGCGAGCATTGACACTGCTGACTTGCCGGTTGCGTTTCCATTGCTGCCCACCGCTGAACAGGGCGAACCGATAACGAGCTGTATGAATGACAGTAAGACGCGCTCAATCGGTTTCGTAATAGCGTTTCAGGCGGTCGGGCAAGGCGCGCAGCCAGAGAATTATGATCAGATTGCCGCACTAATGGACAACTTTGAAACCGCAGTTGATGCACTAGAAACAGCAAACTTTATTGATTACGAAATAACTAGCACCACAACGCAGACGGTATCAGGTAATGAATATTGGTCATTGGTTTGCAATCTAACATTTAGGGCAGCGTAATGATAACACTAATAGCGCTCAAAGGCTTTGCGACAGACGACGCGGGATGGCCGCTGAAGGTATCGCAAGGTGACGAGTTTCAAGCGCGGGAA